AATTTTACTTACCCCCAGTTGAACTGGGGGGTTAATCATGCCTATTCGGCGCCAATCAGCGTGTCGATGTCTTCATAGACTTCGACGCTTTCGACTTCGGTCAACTTGAAGTACGTGGCACTGCGGTCCAGAGCCAGGCCAGCCAAAATGCCGGCGATACGAGCCGTATACTGCAAGGCCGTGTACGTCGTATAGGCCGGATTGCCGGAGCTGTCTGTATCGGTCTGCACTTTAATGTCATTTGTGCAGAAATTGACAATCCCTTCATGGTCTGCGTCCTGGCCGGACAATACGGCCTTGAAGGTTTTATGCTTGTTGTTGCGCTGTGCCTTAATCCAAGACGCCAGGTCCTGCTGTTCCTGCACCGAAGCAGTCGGTGCGCAGAGCCAGTTCCATTTGATGTTGGTCAGCATCTTGAGAACATTGGCCTGGGTCTTCGTAGCGCCGTCGACATTGGTATTCGGCAACGTGTAGACCAGGATGCGGAGCGGCGTGCCGAGCAGGCATTTCTTGATAAGGTCCACGTTTTCATCTGTAAGGCCTGTATCCGGGATGTCGGAAACGTCGCGGATAGTGTAATTATGGATTTCGTCTTTGACTTCGTTGTGCAGAATCATCGCCACGATACCGCGGGCACTGCGCTTGATAGCCGTCGTCCCCTTGGTACGGAAATTGATGATAATCTGCGGCATGCCGAACAATTCCTGTTCATTTGCCATATGCTATTCCCCTTCCGTTTGATTGAGCGTGTTGATTTCCAGTTCCAGGTGCTGGGCCAGTTCATACTGGATGCGGCCGGCATCCTCAAAGTTGTCACGGAAATCAAGATTGAAAATATAGTGCAGGATGTCATCGACAATGGTCATCTCTGCGTCGAGAATCGTAATATGCCGGTCCTTGACGGCCAGGACAGGGCGGAAAACCTTGTCCAGGGCATCGGCTACCTCGAAGACGGCCGTGCGGCTCACGCGTCCCATAGCGTCTTTGGGGTGGATATAGGTAATGTCCACCTGAATCAGCCGGTCGCTGAACAGGTCGTCCACGGTCGTGGCCGTCGGCATGAACTCGACATAAAAATAAGGTGCATCCGATTTCTCGACATTATCGAAGTGCACCTTATAGCCTTTGAAGTTTTGATTGAGTACGGCCACGATGGCCGCTTTTATCTCGCGAAGCGTCATCATTCGTCTAACACCGCCTTGAAAATGGCCTCCGAGTCTGCCTCGAAGGTCTGTCCGGCCTCCATCATCCCTTTATGCAGCATCTTCTTGCCAGGGACGAAGTCTTTCTTCAGCCGCTTCCCGATGGCCGGCACATACCGCCCCGGCGTCTGGCGATGGCCATACTCGACGTGGGCGGCATATTTGACGTTGTTGTAAATCGTTGTCTTCCCCTGTATGGCCCGGGAGTGTTTCCAGCCGTTCTTGAGACGGCCTGTCTGTGTCGGCGTGTTATCCTTGATTTTCCCAATGATAACCTCCGCTTCCTGGGCGACAAATTGGTTCATCTTTTTGGCTCCCTGTTCTTCGATTTTGGCTAATCGCTCATCGAAGGCGTCGAAGCCACCAAATTGCATCACCATTACGCCTCATCCTCTCTACGGACGCTGATTTCCTGATGGTCTGGATACTTAAAAGCCTTCGCGGCATTGAGCGTAAAGGTTTGGCCGACATGCACGATGACTAGGACATCGTTCGGCAAAATGTCGTATTCCGGATCCAGGCAGATACGCAGGTCCGTCTTTGTGACGAACTCCCGCGGATTCTGGCCGCTCTGCATCTCCTTGCCATATTGTGTCAGATGGCACGGGAGTTCCTGGTAGACGGCCTGCGTCGTATAATCATCGGCTCCGTCGTCGTCTTTCACAGCCTGCTGCCGGTACACGGTGACGCGGTCGGCATACATGTATTTGTTGAGCAGGCGCTTGCATCGTTTCCAGCTGATAGGACCACCCCCTAGAGACTCTTCGGGCGCCGATACAGGTTCAATTTAGGTTTGAGACGGTCGAAATCTTCTTCCTTGGGGTCCCCCGTCGAGGATACTTCCGACACGGCGAATTGATACGTCGTGTCGTTCTGGGTCAGGCTCTTCAAGGGAGCCCGGCCGCCGTCTTCGGTATCCTCCAGCCAGCGCGTCACCATATCCTCGGCCGTAAAGACCAGGGCCTTGGGGAAATCTTCCCGGTTGCAGTAGTCCAAGACGTCATAGACGAATTTCTGGGCTAAGCGCTCAGCTTGGTACGTGTCAGTCGTGTTCTGGGTGACGGCATCAACGATTTTCTCGACCGCCTCATCGGGTGTGAGATAATTCATGGCTTATCCCTCCTCCCTCATCAGAGACTATTTGCCCGTGCTGCTGGTCGTGGTGGCTTTCGGGGTCAGGACGGCAAAGGCCGTTTCCTTGACCGGCAGGAAACCGAGGCGCATGGTGGCTTTGATGGCAACCATGTCGTTTTCTGCCAAGGACAACGGCTTGCCATCTGCCATGGTAACCGTCGTCAGTGTGGCTTCGCTGAGTGTGGTGTACTGAATCTGGTCGCGTAAGCCGATGAGCGAGTATTTCCAGTTGCCGGCGATGGCGCGGGCCTTCGTGGCATCCCAGGCACCGTTGCGGCAGAACTCAATCGGCTGAGCGTACAGAGTGGACTGGTCCACATCCTGCACATAGAGCTGGTTGCCGTTGGCATCACGCAGTTTGCGCAGGGAGTTTTTCAGATCATAACCGGCAACGAAACCATCAACGTCCAAGCCCTGGGCTTCAACTGAGGCCATCGTGTCGGAAATATCGAGGTCTAACGACTTATTCGTGCCTTCAGCAACGGTCTGTTTGCCGGCAGTCGCTACCCCTAAGATATTTTTTGCAAACGGGCTGTTCGTGCCGAACAAGCAGGCTGCGTCGATGGCCTTATAAAAGGCTTCGGCTACATAGGGCTTGATGGCCGAGAAGACGTTGATGGTCGTATCTTCCATTTTTTCACGGCTGACCGGAATGATGACGCCGATTTTCTTGGCGACCAATTCCGGGAAAATCCATTTGGCAACGGATGTCTGAATGCGTTCCGTTTCACCGACCCAGTATGCGCCAGGGCCGGAGACCATGACCGGGAATTTCTTCGTTTCCGATTCCATCGGCTGGACCGTGGACAGTCGCATGACGCTGGAACCGCGAACGACATCCGCAATGATGTCGGATGCAATCGGGGTCGGCACGAAGCCGCTCAAATTGTCTTTCAAAAATAATTCGTCTGCCATATTGTATTCCTCCTCTTATCGTTTGGCCTGATTCTTGTAAATGGCTTCAAAGAAGCTGTTCTTGGCACTACCACCGCCATTGCCGCCAACACCGGTGCCGCCGGCTTTCGGGGCCTTGCCTTTCAGCTTTTCATTGACGGCTGCTTCAACGGCCTTCTTGAACTGTTTATCAAACGTCTTGATGCGGTCCATCGTCGATTCGTTGTCGTCGGCGATGAGGTAGTCCATGAATTCAACAGGAATCTTGCGGTCGGACAGGACCTTCACCATTTCGAGCTTCAGCTCTTTCCGGTTCAGTTCTTTTTCCTTGGCTTCCAATTCCTTTTTGATGGCTTCCTGCTCTTCCTTGGCCCGCTCCGTTTCGGACAATTTGGACAGCCGTTCGGCTTCCTTCTTGGCCTTGTCGGCTTTCTTCTGGTATTCCTTCTCCCAGCGGGCCTTAGCCTGGCTCACTGCATCATCAATCCGTTTTTGTACGTCCGCTTCCTGCTCTTCTTTGGTCTTGGTTTCCGGAGCGTTCGGGGTTCCTTTTTCCCCCTTATCGCCTTCGGTACCGCCCGTCGTATCGTCTGCGCCACCTTCGGTGCCGCCGTCGGCGAACCGTTGCAGGTCGAACTTGAATTCGTCTGCCATGTGTATCCCTCCTAAAATTGGCATGAAAAAAGCGCCTGATCACTCAGACGCTGAAAATATGAACTTGTTTAGGCGGCCCCGTCTTCCGTGGAGCCTTGTTGTACCAGTCTAAATGCATGACAGCCTCCTGTTCTGGGTATAAAAAAAGCACCTCGCCTTTTCTGAGCTTGGTGCTTTTATGTTTCTTGGTTATCTTAGTTTAGCCTGTGAATGATGCTAATTCTTCATGTTTTTTTATCATGCAGCACTTTACAACTTTTACGCTGCCTCGGAAGTTGATGAAGCTAGTTTACACAAGGCCTGAACTAAGTCCGTTGGA